TGTAAAAGATGGGGGTCCGGGAAAGTGGTAATGCACTAGGTAGGAATCGTTCTGCTAATTTCAAAGAATGGATTTTTACCTCCTCGATTACATATTTGCTGAAACTCAATTCACATCCGGTCTTAGCGCAAACCTACGTGAAACGTTTTCCTTTGCTCAGCTATCAGACAGGTATGACTCTCCAACTGTAACTTTGACTCATGTGTGTCAAATTGATGTTCCTTCGGGAACACCAGAGCACCTTGCGGCACAGACTGTTATTGATGAGGGAATCTCATTCTTCACGACTCTTTTGACCAAAAAGCCAATCGACGACATTAAGTTTCGAAGAATTGACGTGCTTAAGGCGGTTGAGCCGAGCGCAGATGGCTACTTTCGCACGTTTGCATTGGTCGTTGACTATGCTGTGCCACCCAGCAAAGCGATTAAGTCCCTATAGCTCAAGGTCATTTAGGATTTCTATGGTGTCCCGTTGTCTAGGGTAATGCTCGGCGCTCTCACCACTTTGTTAGGGTGTTTGAAACACTTGAAACATCGACGGAGAGTTATGAAGTATCAGTCGGGAATAAAAGAGCTAGACACTGTGTTATGTGGGGGATTCCAAAAGGGAACTCTTTCAATCGTACTTGGTGAGGGTGAAATGTCAGGGAAGACCACGACCCTCACTTACCTGGCTAACAACGCTCTGGACTCGGGAAGTAATGTGGCCTTCATTTCACTTGAGGAAGATACAGATGTTCTGAAGGGTACTATCACTAACCCGTACGCTAAACTTGTTCATTTGAAACCAAATACTCGATTCGAGACGCTTCAGATGACAATTTCTAGCCTCCAACCCGACTTGATTTTTATTGATGGCTTGAACCAGCTGGAACATTTTGACTTTAACCCCGAAGCTGTAAGCGTGCTTCATAATCTGCGAGTTTACGCCATGATGTGTGGTAAGGCTGTGGTCGCGGGAGTCGGAGTAAACCCCGGACACGATGTTGTGCGATTTTTAAGAATGTCCGATGTTGCATTGGACATCGAAGACTTTTATCACAAGAGCTTCACCCTTGGGGTGCTTAAGAACACTCAGGGTAAGGCTGGAATGACAATCAATTTTGGACTGTCTCATTAGACTAATATCGGCCTGATCCACATAGCTTGACATTTTCACTTTGTATCCATGAGGGATCCTCGCAAGGGGTTCCTGTAAAATAAAGAAATGTTTGAAGTGTGAACATTTCTGCTAAAGGTGCGTTTGAAGTGGGACGATACTGAGTGGTATGAAGAAAGTTGTTGTTGCCGTTGTGTTCCCATTTCTGGTCTATGCGTCTGTGGTGCGAGCTGAAAAGCTTGTATATCCAGGAGCCATTATCACGGTACCACGCGCAAGCTCTAAGGAGAGTGTAATGTCCGTAAGGTCTGCTTCACCTACAGGCTTCAAGGTAGAATCAGTCTCTGACAAGCTTTTATTCTTCAATTCCAAGTCTTCTGGTGTTGCCTCATTAGGTATGGGGAGGGCGGAAAAGCCCGCAGCTCTGACTCGCAAGACCAATCCTTGCAAGACTGCTAAGGTTCGCAAAGCCTTGTCTCAGCTTGGCTCAAGGGTCAAGTGCGAGCCCAATTTCGCATACTCCGCGTCTGAGGTTCCCAATGATCAACTGTATAGTCAGCTCTATGCTCCCGCCATGATCAATGCTCCGAAGGCTTGGGACAAGACCAAAGGGAGCAATGACCTTCTAGTGATGATGGTAGACACGGGTATTTCTTACAACCATCCCGATCTCTCAGATAATGTATGGAGGAACCCAAACGAGGTGCCGGGTAACAGAATCGACGATGATCGAAATGGAGTAGTCGATGACGTATACGGGTACAACGCCATCAAGAACTCAGGAGATCCCCTCGACGATAACGGGCATGGAACGCACGTTGCTGGAATCATTGGAGCAAAGGGCAATAATTCAATCGGTATCCCTGGTGTGGTGTGGAATGTAAAGTTGGTTGCTACGAAGTTTCTTGATAAAAATGGATGGGGGAGCCTTGCTAATGCAATAAAAGCCATCAACTACGGTACCGCACTTCGTAAGGCTGGTCATAAGGTGGTAGTTAGCAACAATTCGTGGGGAGGATATACTTTCAGTTCCTCGCTGTCGTCTGCAATCAAAGAGGCTGGTAACGCTGGAATCCTTTTTGTAGCTGCGAGTGGAAACGCATCTTACAGTAACGACAAGCTTGCTGTATATCCGGCTGGATACCAGACCGGAAATATCATCTCGGTTGCGTCGGTTACAAGCCAGGGTAAACTATCTCCATTTTCAAACTTTGGAGCAAAGACTGTTCATATTGCAGCACCTGGCTCCAATGTTATCAGCACATACAAGGACAAGTTCTATATTGGGATGAGTGGTACTTCGATGGCGACGCCTCATGTCTCTGGTGTGGTCGTAGCTGTACAAGCCATGTGTGGTGGGTTATTCACCCAGTCCCAGGTGAAGGATATTATCCTGAATAATGGTACATTTACCCCGGATCTTACTGGTAAGGTGCAGACAAGTTCTCTATTGAATATGGACGCTGCTGTGGAGGCATCAAAGCCTATTTGTGAGGCTCTGCAAGACTCTATACTTACGCCAGTACCAACTGCCACTGCGGCTCCTGGGGTGACTCCGGTCTTAACTCCATTACCAACGGTGACTGCTGCTCCGACTGTACAAACCCCACTTCCAACGTCTACAAGGACTCCAACGTTTACATATACACCGACTAGGACGCCTACAAGGACCCCGACGCCGACATTCACTGCGACTCCAACTCGCACGCCTACGCGGACTCCTACGGTAAGACCTACAAGGACCCCGACGCCGACATTCACTGCGACTCCAACTCGCACGCCTACGCGGACTCCTACGGTAAGACCTACAAGGACTCCAACTCCACTAGGCGGTTATGTATAGCCATACCTAGTCGGGGTCGCTCGGATTGCTTGGACTTTTCTAAGTAAGAAATAAGATGTTGCGGAGAAGGTGCCAAATCAGTTTGGCATAGGTACCCAAAAGGAAAAGCACTAAAAGCATCAAAGTCATCGATAGTAGGTCCGCTAGAAGCTCTCTAGCGACCCGGAGGAATCGTCGCAGAATACGTCTCATGCTTCTCCTCTTTGTGTAATAACAAATAAGCAATCGCCCGAAGTAGCTTTCTACTCACGATTAACTGGAGGCTCTCTCTCTAAAACAAGCTACCTCGGGCCAGTACTTGAGTGTAGTATCTCAAAAGGCGTTTGACTGCGAACATTACCCTTTGTAGGTAGTCTTTCCTTTGTAATCGGTAGCGTAGAATCCCTTACCCTTAAAGACAGGCTCAGACGTTGTTGAAATTTCAACTCTTCTGGATGACGCTTTACACGTTGGACATTCGCTACCGGGGTCTTCCTGACATCCCATTGATTGACTCTTGTACGAGTCAAATACGGCTTGGCATTTGTCACATTTGTATTCGTAGAGTGGCATACCACTATTTAGGCTGCGTTGGCTTAAAGATCTGCTGCAATTCCCGTATTTCGTTTGCGCTCAAAGAGCCGTCGTGTCCGATGATGTTTGAAATTGAATCTAGGAGCTTCATGTAGTGGTACTTTTCAAGAAGCTTGTAAATTACATTCGCAGGCATACGGTTCTTTTCGCCGTAGCGAATGATGTCTTTCTGAGTTAGTTCGTGTGCAAATATCTTGTCACGATAAATCTTTATGATTTTATAGATGTCTACAAGGGAAGCGGCAGTCTTCTTGAGCGCCCGAAGCTTTTGAACTGTGAGGGTGCGAAGGTGCTTTAGCTCGTCGCGGTTAGCCTTTCTTAGAGAGTCGTAGTCGAGAACCTGCTCTTTTAGTCGATTCGATAAGGTCTCGATTGAACTAGCGATTCTAGTAAAATCTTTCCAATACATCGACAAGTCAAATGGGAGGTCTTTCGGTACCCGCTCAAACTTGTTCTCCTCAACGTTGAACACACCATCGGCATCGTCGTTTGCTGCGTTCCAGACTTCTTTTTGGTTCAGTACGTGGAAATTCACGACATAGGGGGAGCCGGGTACAGGTTTCCCGCTAAGTTGAGACACCACTTTTACCGCGTGCTTAAGCTCTCCTCGGATCAGGACGTTGATGTCCAGGTCCGACTCGTTCGAGTAGCGATGGGTGAGGATGCTCCCTATTAACCGATAGTCAACTACCTGCACTCCGGCATGGGTTTCGATGTGGTGTATTCCTCTCTGGATTTGGGCTCTTACCATGGATTTAAGGCGGGCGGGGGATTCCGATTCGAATACCGCCGAGGCTAACCTGTCATGGTGTGGGTCTATTATGGACTCGGATATGTACTCCATGAAGGTCTTCATACCCACCTATTTATAAGGGAATAGGTAGCTTACTGGCCCCCGGAGAACTTAAAACATGAAACACTCAAGGCGCCTAGGCGCTAAGGATCAGCTCGTCAACCTCGCTCTCGGCAAAGCTTAGGTACTTCTCTGTGGTTCGAATGTCTGTATGTCCTAGTGCCTTCTTTGTCTTAAGAAGGCAGTGTCCAGACTTCTGATAAGCGTTAAGGGCAAAGGTCTTACGGAGAGAGTGGGTACCAAGAGTTCCAGTGAGTTCACACGCTGCAAAGGCAGCCTCCACGATGTTCCAAGCCTGTTGGCGGCTAATAGCCTTTGTGCCAGCTTGGTTGATGAAAAGCTCTGAGTCTGGGGAAAGGTGAAGGTTGGCGAGAAGGTACTCTACAATCGCATCCTTAATAGACTGGTGAAGAACTACAGTTCGTCCCTCGCGCTTACCTTTAACATTTCTGCGCTGAACGGTTACGTGGTTAGGGACGATGCCGTTCTGGAACACATCTCGCACCTTGAGGGAAAGGATTTCAGAGATTCGAAATCCCGCGTAGATACCGAAGATAACAATGAGCTTATCGCGAAGCTGGTGGCGACCGGTAATAGCATTGATAACCTGTGTCTTCTCATTCTCGGAAAGTGGTCTGCAACCCTTCATACTGCCTCTCTCTAACAACCAATGATCTAATTGTACCTTTTGCGGCGGCCCGACTTCAAACAATTTATTGAACTTTTTTTATGTGAGTTTTCACATAGTTGTTTTAAGGCGTACGGTCGGGTGAGTGATTTCCGTAGGTTTTATGTCCCCACCCACGGTCCTGTGTATGGGTATAAATAGGGGTATGCTTACCTTTGAAGAGTTCCTCATAGAGCAGAACCTAAACGACGACGACGCCCGCTCGATCCTCGGTTTGCCAGTAGGATATTCTCCAAATGACCTAAAGGCCGCTTATTACAAAGCCGCCAAGCGGTTTCACCCCGATTCAGCTACCGGTAACCCAGAAGTAATGAAGCAGGTAAATGCGGCATATCTCCGCCTAAAGGACTCTAAGCCCCAATCGCCGGTGACCCCAAGTACCGCTAAGGCACAAGCCACCGCATCTCAAAACGACCCCGACGCCTCCTGGAAGGCTGACCGAGAGCGCAGGCGGGCCGAGCTTTTAGTCAAGCAGCAAAAGAAGAGATAGGCCAATTCTACCGCTGTCCCCGTGGCGCTCCGCCGAAGCTTCCAAAGTGCGCTCATAAATACTCGATATAATTTTCAAAGTGTTTGAATTGTATGAGTGACAAGACTAACGAGTATGGCCCAGACGCATCCACTGTAGAGGCTCTTGCAAAGCCTGTACTCGAAACGAAGGAAGAATCTCCCGTTATTGTCCCTGAGATCGAGGGACATACACCGCGAATCGCCGAGGAGCAGGTCATCTCTCTCACAGAGGAAAATCGAAAAGCAGCGGTTGAACATATCAGAGACACTCTTTCAACTTTGAAAGATCTGCTTGATGACCTGAAGCAATTAGCCCCAGCCTCACAGCAGGGCTTTCTCTTCCAATGCGCCGCGACTCTTGCAAAGACCCGAATCGAGGGTGCCAATATGCTCGCTGCACTGGAAGGTGGTGGCGGAGTTAGGGGGAAAGAAGATACCCGAGGCGGAGCGCGAAGTAATCATCTTCACTTAAACGTAACCTCCGCCCAATTCGGCGAGTTTATCGCTTCGCAAGTAAAAAAGGCGAAGAATGGCAAGTAGAAAAGATGATGAAGAGATTGTCGATTGGGAAGGGCCTGGGCTCAGAAAAGCCGGGCACATACCTCCTTACACCGACGAGCAGCGTCAGGAATGGGTCAAGTGTGCGACTGATCCGATTTACTTCATTGAAAACTACTGGAAAATAACTCACCCAGACAAAGGTCTCATTCTCTTTCCTCTAAGACCGTTCCAGAAAGAAGCGATTAAGGCTTACGTCGAGCACCGAATGATTGCAATGCTATGCTCGCGACAGATTGGCAAGACCTCCGTAACAGCTGCTTTCATTGGGTGGTTCATCAATTTCCACCCAAACGTGTCAGTGGGTGTTCTGGCAGACAAGCAAGAGACTGCTATTGAAATCCACGACCGACTGAAGCTCGGGTATGAGAATCTTCCTCACTGGCTTAAGCACGGGTACACAAAATGGAACATCAAGTCCATTAAGCTAGAGAATGGCTCGTCTGTTCAGGTATCAGCTACAACAATCAACGCAGGTCGAGGTAGGTCATTCTCTATTGTATTCCTAGACGAGTTTGCCGCAGTCAAAAGAACAGTCGCAGAAAAGTTCAAGGCATCAATCATACCGACAATCGCCGCAGGTACTGAAACAAAGCTATTTGTTACCTCTACACCGCAAGGAAAGAATCACTTCTACAAGATCGTAAAAGAAGCCGAAGCTGGAAACAACTGGCATCTGATCAAAGCTGACTACCGAGCTGATCCTGCGCGAGACAACAAGGAATGGGTTGACGCTCAAGTCAAAGAACTTGGACTTGATATGTTCAGGCAAGAACATTTGTGTCAATGGATCGGTTCAACTCAAACTCTCATTCACCCAGATAAGCTGATGGCTCTTGTCTCCCAAAAGCCAAGCACAACAGTTCCTCTTAACGTATACAAGGAGCCAGAAGAGGGGAGACAGTACGTGATGATCTGCGACTGTGGAGAGGGCGTCGGTCTTGATTACTCAGCCGTCCAGGTTCTTGATGTCTCGGACAAAGTATACAGGCAGGTAGCTTCGTACCATGACAACAAGATAAAGCCTCATGAGCTGGCTCTCCTTATCCGGCAGATAGCTGTCATGTACAATGACGCAATGGTCTTCATCGAAGATGCGTCCACGGGACCTCTAGTCGCGGAAGGACTCTATGCCACCGATTACAAGAACCTTCTTACGCTTGAGAAGATAAAGGGGAAGGAACAGCACAAAGTCTTACTTGGCAGAAATGGAAAGGGCCGCTTTGGCGGAAAGACCACTTTGCCAGTAAAGCTCTTAGGGTGTACTGAGCTTAAACGCTTGATTGAGGGTGACCAGCTTTTGCTAAATGATAGAGCAACCATCGAAGAGCTTGAGAGCTATTCAAGGCAGGGCGCTGTCTATGCGGCAGAGGAAGGAAACCACGACGACCTGGTTACTGCCTTAATGCTCTTTGGCTGGCTTCACACTCTTCGAGAGTTCAAGCTGATACTCGATAACGCCACTCTAAGCGAGGAGAGTGTAAAGGCCAAAGCCGAGACCTATCAAATATTGAACTTTATGCAAAAGCTTAACGGCGTAGAGCAGTTTGAATCTCATGGGATGCTCTGGAAGAAGATGAGCGACTAGCTATCACTGCGTCACCGTCGCAATTTCTCGATTCTCGATATGAATATTGTCCCCAGCGTGGGGCGACGGGCTCCATCACCTCGGTCTACGCACAATAAATAGACGTATCAGCGAATCCGATAAACAAGGGATTAGTAAAATGACTCAAATTTCACCAGGCGTTATAACACGAGAGGTTGACCTCTCAAGCTATGTTCCAGGAGTCAACACGACTGTTGGAGCTTTCTGTGGCGTATTCCGATGGGGCCCATTAGACGAAATCGTAACCCTCTCCAACGAAGGAGAGCTTGTAAAGAGATTCGGTAAGCCTGATCTTGATACTGCAACTTCTTTCTTTACCGCTGCCCGATTCCTGTCGTATGCAGATGCCCTTCGAGTGGTTCGCGCTGCTGGAGTTGGAGCTTTAAATGCTACGGCAGAGAATGGAACTGGCACCGGGGCGCCCGGAGTTGGTGTTCTCATTAAAAACGGCTCTCACTATGAGTCTAATTTCTCAGGCGGATTACCAAACGTAGGCCCCTTTGCTGCTCGATGCCCCGGCGCCCTCGGAAACTCGATTGAAATCTCTGTATGTCCGTCTTCGGCTGCGTTCAATCAGACTTTGGCTGGAACTGTTACATCTGTTGGTACAGAAGTAAGCGGCGACGAAGATTCTGAGTTCATTTCCCGAGTAGCAGTTGGTTCTATTGTAAAAGATACAGTTAGCGGCCAAGAGCGAAAGGTAGTTGATGTCGTTGATGACGCTACCCTTGTCGTAGACCGAGCCTTCTCCCCGGCTCTCTCTGGGGCGACCCTTGTTGCAAAATGGGAGTTTGCCGATGCTATCGGCGTTGCTCCTGGAACTTCTGAGTTCGTTTTGAACAAGGGTGGTTCCAATGACCAAATCCACGTCGTCGTCATAGACCGAGGTGGAGAGTTTACGAATATCCCAGGTACAGTACTTGAGCGTTACTCGTTCATGTCTAAGGCTTCTGATGCCATGGATGAGGATGGTACTTCGAGCTACTACGTTAATCGTATTAACCGTAATAGCGCCTACGTTTACTGGACCGACCATCTCCCAGCTGGATTAAACTGGGGATCTAAGTCTTCGGGAACATCCTTTACTCAGGTAAACAAGCCAACCACTATGAGATTGACCGGTGGGCGAGATGTCAACTCTGGCTCCTCGATTGATGCTGCTAGGAACCTCGGGTATGACCTCTTTTCTGATACCGAGTCTATCGATATTGCTCTTCTTCTTTGCGGAGAGGCATCTTCTGCTGTAGCTCTTCATGTTCTTGGTATCGCAGAAACCAGACAGGATTGCATCGCTATCGTTTCGCCTGAGAAGGATGACGTGGTAGCTGCGGTCGGTCGAGAGGCTGCTAACGTAATTGAGTTTAGAAACACTCTGACCTCGACATCGTACGGCGTAATGTCCTCTAACTGGTTGAACATTTACGACAAGTACCGTGACACTTTTGTTTGGATCCCGGACAACGGTGATCTTGCAGGTATTACCGCTCGTGCGGACACTCAGAGTCACCCATGGGTATCGCCTGCTGGCTACAATCGAGGAACGCTCAAGGAAGTTGTAAAGCTTGCCTGGAACCCACGCAAAGCCGCCCGTGACGACCTTTACCTGTCTGGAGTCAACTTTGTCGTCTCGCAGGCTGGAAGTGGTCCAGTTTGGATTGGAGATAAGACACTCCTTGCTCGCCCATCGGCATTTGACCGAATTAACGTACGCCGACTCTTCATCGTGCTTCGCAAATCGATATCGATTGTCGCTAAGAGCCTGATTCACGAAATCAACGATGATGTTACTCGTAACAACTTCAAAAACCAAGTTGAGCCGTTCCTTAAGACGGTTCAGGCTCGACGCGGTATTTACGATTCGAAGGTCGTGTGCGATGGGACAAACAACACAGCTGAGGTTGTTGACCGTAACGAGTTTGTTGGTGACATCTATGTGAAACCGGCAAAGTCCATCAGCTTCATTACCCTCAATTTCGTAGCAACACGCTCGGGTGTGGCATTTAACGAGGTCGTAGGGAAGTTTTAGTGAGAAGGGGGAGGTGAAAACCTCCCCTTAAACGACATAAATAAATGCTGAAACCAAGCATATTTCTTGATATCAAGCTATGACATTTAAAATCGACGAATTTACAGAGACTATGCGCTACGGCGGAGCGCGGCCTCATCTCTTTCAAGTAGAGATGTCTCTTCCAATCTCCATGATCAACGCCAATGGTTCTACGTTCTCGCGGGACGTACCAGTTAAGGCGACCGCTACTCAAATCCCAGCTTCGACTGTCGACGCTATTCCAGTCTTCTTCCAGGGGCGTGCTGTAAACTTCTCGGGAAGCAGAACGTATGCGCCATGGTCCATTGAGATTATTAACGATGAAGACTTTGCGGTTTACGACGCATTTATCGCCTGGCTCTCCGCATTGAATGAGCCGACCGATAACGTACGAAATAGCGGGTTTACAAGCCGACCATCACAGTACAAGTCTCAGGCTCTGATTCACCAGTATGGGCAGGATGAGGCTTTGATTAAGTCTTGGAAGTGTGTAGGAATTTTCCCAACGAACGTTTCCGAGATTACTCTTGGGTGGGAAGCTTCGAATCAGATCGAGCGATTCCAGGTTACGTTTGCTGTTGATTCGGTGGTTCCAGAGGGTACCGTACGTACCTAATAGAGACCGATTGCAAAATGAAAAGGCACCCAAGCGGGTGCCTTTTTTATTGCCCGCGTTGTGGTGCCCGGCTTATACGACACCTCAAGAACTCGTACATTTGTGCAGTTCCTCGACGCTACAGAGGTTTTAAGCTTTTCATTGGTCACAAAAGTGCTCAGTCTTCCCGATGAGCTTACCCCTTTCGTCTCTTTGACTTTAAGGGCTCATGTGGAGAGGAGGCTGCCGGATTTTCAAGCTGCGTAATAAGCTTCACAAGGAAGCTCCAAGCCTCGCTATAGGTATCAAAGTGACGACAGAGCTTATCCTCTAGCTGATAGACCGACACATCAACAGAGCTTCCCTTGGGGGACATACCAACTGCAAGTGGTGGGCGCCTTATGTACTCCCGAGCACTGTAGCGATGGATGTCTCCTTTGGGCCTGTATCGCTTAAATCCCAATTTTTCGGCCTGTAAAGTAAAGTGTTTCCGGGTCGATGCCACGAAAACCTCCTACTTCTTCTTTCTTGCTTGGGTTGTCTGACGCTTCGTAGCCGAGGGGAGGAACTCAAAGTTAAAGGGCTTAGCTACGGTTTGGCAAAATTGACTGGATGCCTCTAGTGCCAGGGTAATGCGCTGGGTAGGACTAGAAATTGACTTGGTAGCGTACATGACGCCAAGGGCATAATCGGCTCCGCTGCCGATAGCCTGGTACCTCGTTGGGGTTTCGACAACTGCTAGGTCTTCTGAAAGTGTGAATATGCTGCGATTTACCCCAATCATAAGTTCAAAAGAGCCTTGGTCCAATTTTAAGTACCCAAGGTCATGAAAGAACTTCTGAAGGTCTGGGACGAGCTTTGTGTGAACAAATAGCTCAACGTCCTTGTTTCTTCCGGGCGAAGGCGGATTGAAGCGGTGTTTAATGAGCTGACCAAATCGGAGGTCCCCGCAAAAGCCAAAGATGATGTTGTTCTTTATGAAGACCTTCTTATCCAGAAGTGTAAGCTTCGAGCCCGATTCGGTTGTTACTAAAGAGTCGGCCCCAAACATCAAGCCAGAATCGGTAATAAGCCCAACCACGCAAGTCATACTACATCCTTGAAAAAATCAGACCGGCTACGTGACTCTTCGTTACTGTCTTATCTCCAACCTCAAGAAATTTCATGACGTTTGCCACATGGACGTGGAAGTCCTGCGGGACGTGCGCTGGGATAATTCCAAACTCACGCAGTACCTCATACAGTACGTCTAGCTCATTAGCGGACACTTTTTCATTATTGGAATAGTAAATCCTGGCTACTTCCTCAGCCTTTAATATGACGCGATGGTTGGACATCCCTAATTTGTAGCTCTTATTGAACTCCGAACGAACAGTACCGGCCAGCTCAACCAGCGAGGGGGATGAAAATGTCGAATCTTCGGGGGCTGCCATCATGTATATCTCCAGAGTCTATTTATCTGGGCTCCCCTAATTTTCGAGGTTTTTAGGACCTTGGTGGTCCTTTTTCTCATATCAAGTCCGGCTCTCCTCAAAATTGGGCCCATTTTCACCACCATAAATAGACATAGGTGCCAAATTGATAGGAAGCCTATGCCATCTTACAACTATCGCTGCGACTCATGTTCCCACGAGTTTGAGCTAATAAAGAGTGTAGACGAGCGCCACAGCCCTCAAACATTACCCTGCCCAGAGTGCGCCGAGAAAACGGTAATGCTCCAGATGGCCGCTCCTGCGATATGCTCAAGTCATAGAGTAAGTGGTACCAGATCGTCACAACCACAAGGTGACTTCAAGGAGAGAATGTCGCAGATCAAAAAGAGCCTAAGTAAGGATAAACGAGCCAATATCCCGGACTTTTAATGAGTGATGTGAAAGACCCCGAATTGGAGATCCAGCAGCTTCAAGCTGCATACGAGAAAGTACGAAAAGAAGACCGCGCCCGTCGCCGTAGGCAAAAAAGATTTGAGAACTATCTCGTTAAGCTGAAAGACATACAGCCCAAGACTGAGAATCAAGAGCAGCTATTTCACTCGTTTTTCAATGAGAGGAACGTACTGTTGCATGGGTGCGCTGGGACGGGCAAAAGCTATTGTGCTCTATTTCTAGCACTAAAAGAGCTTTTCGAGGGGAAGTTTGAAAAAATCATCATAGTTCGCTCGATTGTCCCAACTCGGGATGTTGGATTTCTACCCGGAACGCTGCAAGAGAAGATCGCTATGTATGAAGAGCCATACGCCGAGATAGTGGACGACATACTTGGTAGGAAGGGGGCGTATGAAGAGCTGAAAAGAGATGAGGTGTTACAATTTAAATGTACATCATTCCTTCGAGGAGTCTCTTGGAATAGCGCATTAGTGGTAGCTGACGAAATTCAAAACTGTACGTGGCATGAACTAACAAGTCTTGTTACCCGCATGGGCGAAGGCTCAAGATTGATACTTCTTGGAGACCGCGAGCAGAATGATTTAAGCCAGCACAGAAAAACAGAGCAAAGTGGATTGGAGAGCATGATCCGAGTTTGCCATAATATGAGCAGTTTTGATGTTGTTGAATTTGGAGTGCAGGACGTTCTCCGAAGTCACTTAGTGAGAGAGTTTTTAACTACCAAAAAGCTTCTGGGGTTATGATTGGGGTACAAGAAATGCTAGAGACTAAGGCTTCATTTTCCGAGAAGATTCTCAACTTTGCCAGGGCAAATGACCTCTCTATTCTTGATGGCCTGACCGACTACTGTCGGTCTAAGGGGATTGAAACAGAAGACGTATCGTCTCTCCTCACAAATGAGTTCAAAGCTCTCTTGCATAAGGAGGCGTCGGACATGAATATGTTCCGCTCCAATTCCCAGAAAGTTAAATTTGACGATTAGCTACCTGCAATAAAATGTAATGCTCCACTAAAGTCGACATTAGCTATCCTAGGCTTGCAGTTTATCAGGCCGACAAAGAGGATGGTATGTCAGATACTTCAAATAAAAATCTCAAAGAGGCACGAGACTTATACTTTCAAGTGTATTTTGACTCGATCCGCGCTGGTGTTGATTCCAAATCGCTAATCGAGGCCGCACAGGAATACATCTCCAATCTTGAATTAGAGAATCATCGCCTATCATGCTTATTGGCTGAGCATCAACATTTTGATTTTCCGAGGCTGAAGGACTTAAAGCCTAGAGAAAGAAAGCAGTTCAGCAAATGGCTTGGCGGGCAAACGCGCCCGTACCTCAAGGGGCTCTCGTATGATGAGCAGGACGGATACTACCCCTGGGATTATGAGAGATGGAAGCGCTCACTTGATGGGGTGAATGAGCCTTGGGATTAGGCAAAGATATGGACGACGTGAACGACGACGTACTTATAGACGGCTCTGACTGCGACTTGGGAGACGGATATGATGCCTTTTGTGGCTATGTCAGTCTAAAAAATCACTTTACATCAAAGAAGTACGATTGGAGCAAATATAAGGGAAGGGTGGACGTCCCTAGGGATGCGTACGAACGCCGCCACGACAAGAAGTTCTTTCAGATTATTCAAAAGCGCTACAGTGCCATCGAACGCAATCAGATATTCCTGGCTAATTTCGTATACAACAAGCACCTCTGGATTGGCGAGCTGCTGGCGGAGAACTGCATAGACATCTGGAATCACTGGAAGGGGAGGGTTACCCGAATTGACTACCAGTTTGAGGAGGACCTGAAAAACGCCCTCGCGGAGGTTCAACTACGCAAATCTCTTAGTCCAAAAGAAGCTTTAAAGTTCCTAATTTGCAAACCGGACGAGACCCACCCGCTAGTGTTGAGATTTGTTTGGGGGGGAATATTAGGCATAGAGTCTTACCTGTTACTCTCACTGGTACTAGATCTCAGAAGGGTCTATCAACCTTTTCTACCAGGGGATTCCCTCTGGGCTGACTTTGAGTTCAAGGTCGAAAAGTATGAGAGATTTCTGAGGCCAAAACTTAATATTGAAAAAACAAAAGAGACGCTTAAGAGACTAACGAAGGAGTAACGAAAATGTCATTCAAAGAGATGATGGATCGCATGAAGAAGAAGGATGCGATCAAAAATATTGTCAATAAAGTCACCTCAAACTATGTGACCGATCCTCGCTTCTGGAGCCCTACCTTTGCCAAAAGCAAAGACGGACGCGAGGAGTCCAAGGCCATCGTTAGATTTCTGCCTGCCCCGGAGGGAGAGACTTTAGATTTCGCAAAGTTCTTCACTCACTTTATTCGTGGTCAGGGAAACAAGAAGTACATTGAGCGATGTCGTACTACCCTTGGGGAAGCCGATCCTGCTGAGGAGCTTGCGAAGCGACTCGGTGGAGGTAACAAGGACGTTTATCTAAAATACGGTCGTACGCCCCGCTTTGTTGCAAATGTCTTGATTATTCAGGATGGTAACAAGCCAGAGAACAACGGCAAGGTCTTCTTGCTTGAGTTTGGTAACAAGATCATGAAGAAGATCACTGCTGTTATGAATGGTTCAGATGACCCGATTGACCCAAGAGAGCCCTTGAATGTGCTCGATCCGCTTGAGGGTGCAAACTTCAAGTTGGTGGTTACCAAGCAGGGTGGTCAGAACAATTATGACGAGTCGCAGTTTATGGGGCAGTCTTCACTGTTCAATGGAGACCTTGATAAGATTGAGGCCGCTTGGAAGACCGCACATAAGCTTCAGCCTCTCGTAGCCTCCGATACGTTTAAGAGCTATGATGAGCTTGCTCGTCACTTGGCCGATGTTGTCGGTGAAGACGTTACTCAGACAAGAGCTTCTTCTAGTGTAAAGGCATCAGCCAAGACTTCACCTCGCGCCGCTAAGGCAGAGGAGAAAGTGACCGAGGACTTAAGCGAGGATCCTGACAAGATCTTTGATGACCTTGTTAGTGGTACGGAAGCTCTTTCTAGTGACGATGCGGTAGACGCAATGTTCAACGAATAATCGAGCATCCAATATCTTTACAGCCCGTCTGGCGACAGCTAGGCGGGCTTTTTCTTTGCTAGAAAGGTGATACTGTTTGGCGAATTGCCAGCAACAGGCTCGACTCTGAGGCTCCATTTGGGGAAGCTCCAACGCTCTTGGTCGATACACCAGGTTGAGCTGAAGTCGGTTGTGGTGTCGGCATAGGAGTTGGCACTTGCACGACAACTGGCGCAGACTTTGATGCGTCATACTCTTTGGAAAGTTCGTTTAGGGCTATCTGGCTATTTGACTGCTGTACGGGCGTTACGTTTGGAGCTAAAGATTCATTTGCCGCCATCCGGTTCTGATCCCTTCTTAACTGATGAAGAGCCTTGCGAGCATAGGCTGGATCTTTGGACATCAAGGAGTGCTTTTTTCCCGCACCAAAACGATGCTCCCCAAGAACCTCAAGGGTGTTTCCGTCATTCCGCGTCATGCTATCAGCTATGAGAGCCCGTGACATCTTTTCGTACATCTCCATGTCTTGCGGATTGTTGAGGTCCCCGGCTCCACCCGCTCCGTACTTTGGATCTGAGTATGAAGAGTTAATCATCTTCTTTCCTTGAGGTACGAATCGATCTCGTACCCAGTCTTGAAGCTCTTGGTCTCCGTTAAAAAGTCCCTTGTTCCTGGCTCTTTCTGCGAGGCTATAGGTGATTTGGTAGGGACCGTATGCACTTGAATCTGAGCCGCCCTTTGTTCTAATGGCTCTTCGGGGGTCGCTAGTGTCACTTCCGTCAGTAACTGCTCCGGTCTCAGCCGCAGCAATCATCCGCATCATTTGGTCGACATCATCCTTGTTCATCGCTTTGATTGAGCCGCCAAAAGGAGGCTCTTTTGTTTCGTCTCCCGAGTCCATGGCGTTTGATAGTTGCCTACCCAGTCGTTGATGTATTGCCTGCGATGAGAGAATATCTGGGCTAATTTGAGCTTGAGAAAGCTGACTATATTCTTGCTCCGAGAATAGTGGATTCTGGTAGTCCTTTCCGTCCACTGAAAACTTTGCAAGCGGACCAAGACTCTTACCCGACTTCTTTCTTGCCTCTAAGTATTCCCTATACGACTTTGCCTGTTCTTCCGCCGCCGAGACGTCCGAGCTGGCTTCATCCATGTTTAGCGGATGACCATTTTTTTGATAAGAGCCGTCTCCGTACTTGCTTCCGTTTTTGAAGGCTTTTTGGAAACGTTCGCGTTTCTCTCTAGCACTTTTTTGGATATATTCTAAAGCCCACTGTTCCGTCTCATCCTGACTGTCTAAGTCTTGGGAAAGTCCGGGATCTTTCATCTGGTTTTTGTAGTAATCTAAGCCGCTAAACCTCTCTCCTATAGAAGCACTTAAAGAGTGCATCCCTTTGTGGATCTCCTTTTTATTCGGATCATAAATGAGCTTTTTACCTGCGTAAGCAGTTCCAGCAAGGGCAGCTGCGGTCAAAATTGCAGGGAGGCTGGCAACTGCCGCTCCTGCCGCTCCTGCCTCTCCTGCCACTAAAGCTGTCTCTGCAACTGCTCCGCTTCTCAATAAAGCCGGTGCCCATCTTCCCGCTGCTTTTAGACCCTTTCCCCCCCATTCAAGGGCTTTTCCCGATGCTCTTTTAGTACCTTCCCAAGCAACTCCCTTTTTACTCCAAAGCCATTCTGCGGCCTTTTCAATTCCGAGAGCAGCTAAAACGGTGCTTGTTGTACTAGGGCCGCCGGTGGTTTTATCGTTAGCAGTAGCAGGTGGCTGTTGGGTGTTATCTCCTGTTACATATCCGCCGGACGCTCCGACTACACCCTCAAGTAACCCACCTCCCTTCTTTCGGGCTGAGGCTCTTGCTTCCTGATTCTTCTCTAAGGCATCGAGTGTTCCATCATCCCGCCTATCATCTCGCTCCCTGACGTCGGCGATCAGAAGGTTTTTAATCTGCTTTATGTCTTGGTTTGAGTCTTTTGTTACACTGAAAAGTTGAATGAGTACCCTGTTCTGCTGTGTGTTTGTCCCTATGAGTTTGTCGTCTTTAACCGGCAATACCTGCTTACCGGTTCCAGTACTCGCCAGTATCGGGGAGTTCGGACCGCCCGCCGATGTTTGGCTGCTTGAGTACTGTGGCTCATTTCCTTTCAGTACATCGTATTGCCTGCGCTCTTCCTCGGGGTCTAAGCGTCTTTTCGAAGAGCCAAAGTTAATCTGATTAACTCGCCTTCCAGCCTCGGCGGCTTGGTCGCCGATTGCAATGAAGTCTCTTACATGGGAACTGATACCGCCTAAAGTCCGAAGAGTACCGGATGCAAGTTTCGAGATCTTCTGTACTGCCCCAAATCTTTGCTTGACCTTCTGGTCTAACAAAGACTTTGCTTTTATTAAATCCTCTTTGAAGAGTGGATCTGAAAGACTAGGCTCCTGCTTTTGAAGGTTGATGACGCCCTCCAAACGGTCCTGATACTTTGGGAGGTCCTCTGGATTGAACTCGTCAAATGCCTCGGCAAGGATGTCAGAAACCTCCCTGTACATCCGAGCAATTTCCTGGGTAGGAGAGTCCTTCTGCGAGCTTTTCTTGAGGTCGTCTATGAACTCAAAGTACGCCCGATTCTCCTGTGACATTTTATTCTTTTCCATAGCCTACCGATGAGACCCTTTCTTCAGTTCGCTCAAGTGGTTCAAGAGCATTATTTTGTAAGCCTCAAGCTCATAGGGGTACATATTCTCTATGTCGTATAGGCTCCACTTGTGGATGTGCATCAGGTCAAAGCAGATGCTGTAGTATCCCGCTAGGCTGTCATCACCTAGCGTTAGACGAAAAAATCTGCTAACCCCGACATCTCATGGTGCGCCCTAAATTTGCACTTGGGGCACTCCACCACTACCTTTAACAACACCCTCGGTGCCGAATTGATGAACGCTTCCAATTTGTCCGTTATTGGGATTGGTAAAGAATCCAAAAACTCAATCTGCGATTTGTAGTCAAAATCCGAGAACCGTTTGGTTCCAGACTCGTCGAATACTGATTCGATTGAGAGGGCTATAAGGTCGGTAAGCTTCTCGACTGTTGTCTTGTCTTTAGTACTAGCGTCGAGTGATTCCAGATGCTTCTCTGTTGGATACCGAAGCTTTAGACCGAATCCTGGGCTAATTTCCACAATGAAATCGGATTTCTCTTGCTTAATACCTTCGACCTCCGCTTCTCGAAGGTTCACTTTCATAATGCGAGTACGACCGCAGTCTTCGCACTCAGCTTCTCTATTTGGGATGCGGACCTCAAGGTCGAGAGTCTCTTTGATCGAGTTAATAATCAGTTGAAGAAAAATCCACTCAAAATCAAAGGTGGTAAGATCGTCTACGGCTACGTCAGATACGCAAGCTCGAATGATATCCTTTACACTCTTTCCAATGACTGATGAGTCCTGCGACTGAAGGGCAGTTAGAAGCGCCTTTCGCTCTCGGGTGACTATTGGCCGCGAGGTCACTTTCTTCCCGGACGATGGGACCGTAACCTCAAAAGTTGGGTGTATAATCGGCGCTATTTGTTGCATATTCACCAATCCTTAAAAGCTTCTTATGGCTTAAACTCTGGAACCCTTGGAGCTGGAGTGTTCTTGAACAAATCGCTCGGATTTTCTTCTTCCCCTGGAGCTTGTGGAATGTCGATAGACCCAAAGCCAGCCGAAGAGGCCGCATTAAGGTCAAGCCGAGTTCTCCATCTCCGATAGGAGAATTGTACCGAGAGCCGCAGCCAATCGTTGTTAGTGGAAGAAAGCTCTTGTTCAAAGATGGCAACGGGGAACGCCTCTTCGTATAAAACGCTATGTACCGCCTCACCGGATTGATTAAGCTTCTGTACGATTATCTCTCCCACGTATGTATCGTAGTAATTTACGTAGTTGGTGGTCGGGTCGATGATGATTCGGCGCCATTCTTCAAACACTTTGCGTTGAGCCATGGTATTGGTGCAAAGAAATGAAATGTTCAAGTCTTGATAAATGAGCCCATAGGGCATCTTTACTCCGGGTCCGTAAATTGGAAGCTCGGTTGTTGCGACTTGCGTTCCGGCCAAAGTCGCACTTTGACAGAGGATTGAAAGGGTAGACGAGGTAAACGCTTCGTTGCCTGTTTTAAGGGCCACCGGTAGCCGAAAAACGACTTGAAATTGGGAGGCCATGGTTGGGCCGTTACCGAGGTCTATTGCGGCCTTGAGGTTTGTAATGGATATGGACATAGTTGCTATTATTTATCTTTGAGGCGTTTGATTTGCCCCTGAATGTCGAAATTGACCTCCCCAAAGTTCTTCTTCTGCCATTGCTCCATCGGCAGAAACAGGGCAATCGCCCACTCATCGGGGGAGATATAAACGAAACGGCTGCGGACGTGGCTTGTTAGGTACTGCTTGAAAGCCGTCATCGCCAAAGCCTTGTTCATACTTCCGAGATTTTTGATGTACTCGTAGGAGAGTCTCAACTTTGTGGTCTCATCGTACCGCTTGTTATTTGCAACCTTGAATAGGACGGAAAGGAGTTTTGCGCGGTACTCAAGGGGTACATAGTGGAGGTTCAGACCATACCAGCCGTTGCCCTTCTCAGTAGGCATGATAGGAAATACCAAGGGAAACATATCCCAGTACGGTAGGTTGTCCTTGGTCTTTGCGTCGTATACGTAACAGTATAGGCTACCAAAGCGGATCCCCTGTCTGAGACGCTCTTTTTTTGTAAAGGCCGCTCGGTTGATTGGAGACGGAGCAAGGCGGCGAATTAGCCCTAGGTACCACTTAATAGCGCTCTGGGTGCGCTTTCTGAATACCCCAGCGTTCTGAGCCTCCTGGATACCTATTTCGAAGATATCTTCCGGCGACCGAGCAACCTTCTTTCTTTTGGTGTCGCGTAAGTCGGTCATTAGTAGATCTTCTCAATCGGGTATTCGGCTTCTGGGTCACGATGTTTGATATTCGAGTAGAAGGAGTCCTTTACGATAGTCGCACTACAAGTATACTCAGTCGTAGAGAGCCTGTGCATTACACTCACGACAAGGTACTTGCCCTGAAGGTACGCATCTGGCTCCTCTGGTTCTTGTTCGCTTACCTTTCCCAAGTGTTCGGGGAGATGAAATTGAACTACTTGACCTGCTATCATGTCGGGGGTACCTGGGATTATGACGTCAATAGAGCTACGCATCATTCCGTCAAGCTGAGCGTTGACCCTAAGTGTGAAATCTTCAGGTCTAAAGGGGTTAATACCTGGTTCCTTGCTTGCTATATGTTCCACCGTGTCATGTTCGCTGTTGGTCCAGTGGACGGTAATTCGAGAGTCTGGGGCAGATTTGGCTGAGTTCCCCGATGTAAAAGGTTTTACTTTGTCTATGTGGGGTAGCGAGTCCCACTCGTCTTCAATATCAAAGTCCTTAGTGGATATCAGCTGTCGAACCGGGTCAAAGAAGATGGCTCTTTGGGAATACGCCCCTGATATGATGGTCTTAATGAGGTCAAAGCTACCTTTATGCTCAAGCGCCTCAACAGAGTACATATCGCGGTCGAATACTCTTTCTTTGGGGCCAGCCTTGTCTCCCCCCTGCTTTAGAGTGTTCTTAACCGCAAAGTTAAGCTCTAGGCTCTGTTCACCCTCAAACATAGTACCTAGGCTTTTGTAATTGAACTTGTTTCGGTCCTCGTAGAAGAAGTACAAGCAGCCGCCGTACTTTGGACTGATAGACTTGCCTGATACGTGTGTAATGAACCTAAAAGGGTTCATGTTTGAAATGCAAAAGTCGTGTATGTGCTTTGTGTCCTCAACTTCTATGTCCTTTGAAGCCTTCACATACTCGTCGTAAACCTTCCTCACCATCTCTGAGTAAGTAAGACCTTTAAGTCCAAGGCGTACCTTACTCTTAAGAGACTTAAGCATCTCATCCGAGGTTGCATGGAGCGTGTAAACCTGTCCCTTTCGGCTTGTGTTCTCTGGAGAGCGACCCGAGATCTTGTATATGGGAAGGTCGAGTACAATCGGCTTCTTGAAGCCGCCTTCTTTTTTAGCGGCGTGCTCATCCTGGCGCGTGAAGCTCACCTTTAGTCTCTCTTCGCCTATCATCGGAAGAAGAGTGGGGAAGTCTACTGCGTCATATAGGGTTACAGAGCAGTATACACATGGAGTTGCTATGCTCTCATGATAGGTAAACTCTATCATCTGCGAAGCGATAGAGTACTCTTTGCCGTTGTATGCGACGATCTTCAGATAGTCGATGTAGTAGTCACGCTCTCTGCGTAGAATCTCGGGACTAAGACCTTGATCAGACATAACCGCCTAAATGAATAGTCGCTGCATCTCGTTTACGATTTGCCGAACGTAGGCTTTATCTATCAGCTTGATTTCTCTGCTTTTCTCGTTCTTGTTGACCTCATGTTCGTACACCGAAACCATTCGCTTCCTGTTTGCTGGTACATTTGGATCCAGGAAAGACTGCCTGTCTATTATGTATTGCCCATCCAGAAGGTAGTGGTGTGGGGTTTGTTGGGCTACTTCAAGAGAGCCAATCTTATTGACCATGTGAGCGATTAAAGCTTCGCTTGAGAGGGGCCAATCAAAGACGGGATCGAATATGTCGTTGGCATAGAAGATAAGCCAGGTGTAGTTAGAGTTACCGTAGTATTTGGTGGCCAGGGTATCCGGGCGCTCCCCATCCTGGATTCGATGCGTGTAGTACACTACAGCATTATTAAGAACGTGCTCGCGAACCTTTGCCCTAGCGAGTATGTTTGTCGCTGAAAGATCTGCATAATCTAAGGATGGTAGGTACTGAAAATACTTCATTACTAGAATCCTTGGCGGATACGCCCTCGCGTAATAAGCTCTGTTTCCATAAACTCAAGCGAAAGTCGGACTGAAACCGGAGCGCCCGTATCCGAGAAGAACGCTCTAGTTCCCCCAGTCGAATAGCTAACGTTCATGTTTGTAATGTGGCACGTGGAAATGCTGTGAAGGTACTTTCTTGCTGGAGAAAACAGGCCGATTTGCCACGCGGACGGCCACTCCCAGAAGGTAGCCGAGGAGTCTGGTTCTCCGGCTTCGGGATGAGCGTGGTATTTGAATTTGTAAATTATGTCGTTAATTGTGTCGGTTTCTGCCTGGTTACGAGCAACCAAGTCAAAAGTGAACGGGTGTCTTCGAAAATTAACACCCTCAAAAGAAGCTGCTAAGTGGGGATTCAGAGTCTTTTTCTTCTGGATTGAAATTGTCTGTCCAATCGAGTTTGATCGACTTGCAGCATTTCCGAGAGACGTACCTGCGCCCGATATCCCACCTAGTACCTTACCGGCAAGTCCGTTTCCTCCCGCTGCACCGCGAGCTACTCCGTACGCAACTGAGGCTAAGCTGGCACCGCTACCAAAATAATCAGCAACGGATGGATCTGACATCATGTTGGCATATTCAAATATGTTGGTAGCCTCGCTGAAGTTTATGCCGTAGTTGACGGAGACCTCCCTTGGCATATAGAGGGCAATCTTATCCAAGATTACGTTTGTGTTGGTTGGATGTACCGCAAAGAACAGGATAAATGGGGAGGAGTCTGGTGAGAAAAGGTCTTGAGGATATACCATCTGATCGACCTCATAGTTTCCATCGGGCGGCAGGAAGCCCTGTCCTGCTTTTCCTATAAGCTCAAGTGCTCGATCTCCATAGAGCTTGCGTATGTATTCAAGGTAACCGGACATTGATAGGGGCCTCTAAATAGAACTGTGAAATCCAATGATCTATTTAGTAGGCGACGGTGAAAACCTTTCATCAGGGGCTCTTTACCCCTAAAAATCCCCAAAAATACCGAGGGGACAGGTCAAGAATAGTCTACAGGTCGGGCTGGGAAGCCGCCGTGATGTATTGGCTCGATATGAACGACAAGATTACCACATGGTCTTCCGAGACTGTTGTTGTCCCCTATGTCTCTCCGGTGGATAACAAAGTCCACCGCTACATCATCGACTTCTTAGTTGAAACTAATGCCGGGACGTTATTGGTAGAAGTAAAGCCCCAGAAAGAGTGCGTTCCCCCAAAAACTAGGCAGGGTAAGCGTAGACAGGTAGTAGAATCGGAAGCCCTAACTTATGCCCAGAACACCGCCAAATGGCAGGCCGCTGAGCAGTATGCAAACAGTATGGGCTACAAGTTTCAGGTTTGGGATGAGGTGACCTTGAGGACTCTTGGGGTTGTGATAGCGAAGAAATAAGAAAGGAGGGCCGGGTGGCCCTCCTTGTGTGAAACATCCTTTACTACCTAGTCATGCTAGGTTTGTAAATTGGTTGCTTTATAAGCCAAATGTGGCCTTTGTTGCATTGTAGTTTACTAAAACATCAGCCGCAGATAGTGCTTGTGTATAATATCTAAGCTGACCAAACTTTCCATTACCATATGCTGCGGGCCCTGAGCTGTAATATGCCCCAAATCTTAATATATTTGGCGCTGCAATATACGCAGCCTGAGTCTGCTCTGGGTTCAACCCAGCATCAACCCCATTCACATACGCCTTCTTAGCGAAGGTTGTGTGATTATATGTGATTACAACGTGGTACCAAACATTTGCAGGAAAGCTGTTTGATGTCATATTCTTCGATACGTCATTGCTCATCATTCCGAATAGAAATGTTCTAGCACCAGATGGTTGCCACAGTAAATGAAGTCCTGAACTTGTCGGCGAAGAACCGTGTCCAAAAAATGAAAAGTTTGTTGATATATTTGGTCGTACCCAGCACTCCAGAGTCCAGTTCCTTCGAAGATCCACGTTGCTGTTTGTATTAACAGTGTCGTTGATTCCGTCAAGAACAATATGCCCACCAGAAACTGTAGCGCCGCTGGTGAGTGTGCAGGTTAGACCATTACCACTAAGGTCAGTCAACGTAGTGCCAGAACCGGAGTAGCACGATGAGTTAGATGGATCTAACCACAGTGCCAGAGAGCTTGTAACACCAGCAAACACTGGTGTCGCAGAAGCCGCCGGAGACTTAAAAATAGATCCTTTACCAAAACCGAAACTTAAGGGCATAAAATCACCTATCCCCTATTAGCTAAAGTTGGTTGTAGCTGAGCCAAACACTTTCACCGTTCCAGCACTGTCTTTGACGATGATGAAGGTGATGATATCTGTTCCCGCCGTTGAAGTCGGGGCAGTTCCGCCACTCCACATTATTCCGCCTGAAACAGCAGAGCCGTTTACAGAGCACGCATCGCCGTATGTGTAGGACGCATTACCAGCCAAGACAGCTGTTACTGTTGTGACCTTGCTGTTGTCAGTTGGTACATTTGTAAATGCCCACGTAGTAACGGAAGCATTAAGAGCACCAAGGACACAGTTTCCTGTCGACGTATCAACAGTGAGTGTTCCAGATGACGGAGCGAGTGATGTGTTAAACGCATTTGCTACTGTTTCTGTGTAACGTTTAGCATGAAGTGTGTTTGCAATAGCTATGTTACCAGAGCTATCACCAGTCATACGAGATGCACCACCAAATCGAATGTCCATGCAACTATCGGCAGCAGATGCGCTAACTCCGATGGCTAATGCAGTGCTTCCTGTACAAGCCGCACCCCAACCGATTGCAATTTGACTTGTACCATAGGTTATGTTGGCTTGTTGAGCATTGTATCCAATAATGACGTTTTTGTTCTGGTGAAACCCTTGTTGTGCAGCAGAAGTTCCGATGTACACATTCTGGTTTTCTTGGTTTGTCATGTTTTTACCACACTCAAACCCGATTGCCACGTTGTCGTAGCCGTTTTTGTGTGCAGATACTCCAACACCTACGCTGCGAGCCATATCAGTTCCAACAGCTCCACAACTTGTTCCAATAAAGACGGCATTATATGTGTTGGTAGCAGCAAGTCCTGCTTGTCCTCCAACAAATGTGTTAGAACCTTGGGTTGTTAAAGCTGTTCCCGCATCTTTACCAATCAGAGTGTTCCACGTTGCAGTAGTAACTGCATTACCAGCAAGATGTCCAACCATAGTGTTGGCGAACGCCGATGTCATGTATGCTCCAGCAAAGTAACCAACAGCAGTGTTTCGATATGCGGTGCTGTTTGCAGCACCCATAGCACTCTTACCAACAGCGACGTTTTCATAACCCGTTGTGTTATATCGAGCAGCTTCAAAACCAACAGCTACGCTGTCTTGAGCGTTTACTGCATTGCTTTCGCCGGATCTTTCACCAAGGAACGTATTTCGATTTGCGTTTCTATAACCAACATAGATGCTGTTGACGTATCCGAGATACGTGTTTAACAATCCAGATGAGCTAACGTAAGTAAGAGTAGTTCCAGAGCTGTTCTGAATCTCGAAAAGGTTAGCAGATTGAGAAGCTGCTCCCTTCAAGATCAGTGGTTTAACAGCCGCAGCAGAAGCCTCAATAGTGTTCGTGTTCACAAACGAGGTGCCGTTGTGAGCTACTATCTGTCCCTTACTTGCTGAGGTAATTACTACATCAGAAAGATCATCCAAAGCACTTGGAACTGTAGGCTTGTTAGTAAGGTCTGTATACGAACCACTAAACAATGTAGGCTTGTTAGTAAGGTCTGTATACGAACCGCTGGTAGCTACAGTAGCAAATGAAACGCCCTCCAGTGTTGTAACACGAGAAGCAATGGCACCAATGTTACTAGCTACAGTCGCAGCAAACGAAGGATCATCGTTTATTGCCTGTGCAAGCTCGTTAAGCGTATCAAGCGCAGCGGGAGCACTAGAGACAAGATCCGCAACTTTAGCATCAACATAAGTTTCAGTTGCAAGACCATCAATGCTTGGAATAGCTGGCTTGTCTGAAAGGTCGTTATATGACCCACTGAATAAAGAAGGTTTACCACTCAACTGTGAATATTGAATGTTTTGGATATCCCTTCCGTCAATGTTAATTCTTTTTCCCGCGCCAAGATTTTGCCAGTACACGTCGCTAGACGTTGGCATACTTTCGTTGTCAAATTTTGCCACGTATATGTTTCCATTGTCATATACGATGTCACCGGCCAAATATCGGGTACCGTCGGCAAGAGTGTGATTTGCAGACCATTGATGTCCAGCTAACGCTATGGTTGGCTTATTGGTAAGGTCATTGTACGAACCGCTGAACAAGCTTGGCTTGTTGATAAGGTCGTTGTAATCGCCGCTAAATCCGCTAGAGCTTCCCGATCCAAGATTGAATACTGGTGCGCCAGTAACGTAGTTGACAAAGAGCGCATATCCGGTTTTTGGTGCTACTCCAAAAGTGATAGTATCACCTGAGATAGTATAATCCCCAGATACTCCAGCTTCTTGTAGAAGACCGTTCAGGAATACCTGTTCGGAACCTGAAGTTGGGGTAGAGCTAAGTTCGAATACCGTGTTCGTGTTGTTCACCGATCCACTAGGCACCTCTCGAATGATGTAAACACTATCCTCAAGGGTAGTGATTCGCCCGTCGAGCGCTTCAATTTCAACATCCAGAGCAGCCTCAGCTGCAAGAGCACGAGTTTCCTCATCACTAATGTCGGACGAAAGTCCAGCCTCAGCTGCAAGAGCCCGAGTCTCTTCAGCTGCTACACTTGCTTCCACTACATCAATAGATGCGCTGATGTTTGTTATGAAATCAGGATCATCTCCTATTGCCTGGGCAAGCTCGTTAAGAGTGTCCAGTACCGCAGGCGCATTATCAATGACTTCAGCAAACTTTTGGTCTACATAAGTCTTTGTTGTAGCGTCAGCTTCGAGAGACGATATTCGAGTCGACAGAGCTGTATCTGCGCTTGTGCGATCCAAAACTTCTGTAGCAAGGTCGGCAGCAATAACGCCTTCAGCTGCGGCAGCACGGGCTTCTTCGGCATCAATGTTGCCTTGGAGTGTTGTGTCAGCAGCCTGTCGAGCAGATACCTCAGTATCAAGATTACCTTGAACAGAAGCGTCCCCGGCAATGCGCGCAGCTTGCTCGGCATCGATATTCCCTTGGAGTGTTGTGTCAGCAGCTTGTCGAGCAGAAACCTCTGTCGCAAGATTAGCAGCAATAACGCCCTCAGCTGCAAGAGCCCGAGATTCCTCAGCACTGATGTCTGAAGCAAGTCCAGCCTCGGCAGCGAGAGCACGAACTTCCTCTGCGGAGATGTCTGAAGCAAGTCCAGCCTCAGCTGCAAGGGCACGCGTC